CCTTTTGTTTCGACAGGTATCCATATTTTATGTTCAGTATCTAAATTAACACTCCAATTCATTACTTTACTATATACAGAATATCCTATGCCATAGCCCCAACGCATTGTTGTTCGACTAATAAGATCACCAATTATATATAATGTATAAGATAATACGTATCTCATCTATATTATTATATATCTTCGTCAAATTCTTTTCTATTATTTGGTATAAAATTAACTAATGCTTCATCGCCATATACTTTAAATGATTTTAACTTATACTCTTTTCTGTCCAGCATATTCTTTAATTCATTAATATATTCACTTTTCATGTATACCACTAGTGTCTGACCATCTTCTACATCAATTCCATATTCGTCCGCAAACTCTGAACATATAGCGAGAGCTTCATTTTCATTGCTCATAATATTAATTACACACATATGTTATTCGGTGCGAGTAGGATTCGAACCTACGGATGATATTAAACCATCGGAAGTTTAGTAAACTTCTGCTTTAGACCACTCAGCCATCGCACCAATATTAAATATATTCTTTATTTCCAGAAAAAGTTATATCAATAAATTCATCCAAATTATGATTTAATTGAGATCTAATGAAAGATTCCATAGCTTGCAAAGTATTAAACTTATAAAGATTATTATTTTGAAATAATTTGTAAGTGTGTATCTTTTGTAATATATCACATTTATTAATAATAAGTTTTGTTACTCCAGAAATTTTAATTGCATCAATTAGTTTATTTAGGTTTAACCAATTAGCAATTCTTCTTCTTCCAGTTGTAGAGCCAAACTCTTGACCAGCTTCTATTAACATATTTAATTCTGGATCTTCCCAAAGAGTCTCTGGGAATAGTGGGTCTACGCCACTCTTGGTATCGTAAATTTTTGCTACTCCGATAATATCTCTGATTTTTTTAGGAGAGAATCCTAAAGAGGATGCGGAATAAGGTAAGGTCTCACTACTAGTAACGTAAGGATAATCACCATAATTAATATCAAGCCAAAAACTTTGCGCCCCTTCACAAAGAATATTGCCATAAAGTTGACCATCCCAAAGATATTCTTTATCAATATAATCTCTAGCAAGTTTACCTACTCTTAACATTTTATCTGCATACGAAGGAGCAATGCCTTGACCAGTCGTACCCAATTTCTTTTTAAGAATAGCTAGATCATATCTAATGTGTCTTTCAGTAATTAAATGAGCTTTTGGACTTACTTTAATTAAAGATGTATCAAATCCTTCTTTCTTTAAATAATCTATCTCGTCAAAAAATTTATCAACATTGATAACGCAATTTGGACCAATGATGCTAAGTTTATTTTGGAAAACTCCACAAGGAATAATATGAGTTTTATATTTTTTATCATTAAGATAAACTGTGTGACCTGCATTGGGACCACCATTCCAGCGGCAAACAATATCATAATCTTTAGCAATAGCATTACTTATTTTGCCTTTACCCTCATCTCCCCAAGCTAAACCAAAGATAATATCAACTGCTTTGATCATTTTTAACTTCGGGTGCAGAAGCTTTTAATTCATTTAAATAATTCTCTAGATTTTCTTTTGCTTTAGTGCAAAAGTCTTGACCTGATGCACCGCAACAATTCTTAAATTTTTTATTTGTCATAGGACATAAAGTGTTACGATTAATCTTAGGGAAAACCCTTACGATTGGGGAAAATGGTGTGGCTCTTGCGTAGGGATTATTTGGTAAACTTATTTTATTAATTTCTTCCATATAATATGATTATAGTACATATATTTAAAATGTAAAGAATAAAGTAGTGTAAATATATTATGTTTAAGTATATATTGGGATTCTCAGCTTTCGCATTAGCTTCTTGTGCAGCTTTCTTTTCTGTTAAAGGAATAGCTCTCTTATTTGCAGCAAGTTTTTGGAGTGTAGCTATTATGGCTGGGACTATGGAATTAGCAAAACTCGTATCAGCAAGCTATCTTTATAGATACTGGAACCAAACGAATAAAATTCTAAAAAGGTATATGCTATCTGCGACTATACTTTTAATGGCAATTACAAGTCTTGGTATATTTGGCTTTCTTTCTGATGCTTTCCAAAGAAATTTCTCTCAATATAGTTTAAATATTTCAAAGATAAGTAGTTTAAAATCTCAACAAAATTTAATTCTTTCTCAAATTGATTTTAATAAGAATAAATTAAAAGATCTAGTAGAATTACAAAAAACTTATCAAAATTCTCTGGACTCTGCAGTGAAACAAGATGTTACCACGACAAGAACGACAAGTGGTGGTTTATTTAGTTCTGGTAAAACAGAAAAAGTTACTGATTCAAAATTGGTAGAAAGTAGAAATAAGATTGTCGAAGGGTCTCAGCAGAATATTAATTCTTTATTTGGACAGATATCATTAGCAAATCAAAATCTTCAAGATCTAGAAAAACAAGCATCGCAAATCTCTCAAGAGATAATTACTCTCGAAAGTGATAATACAAAAGGAGAAATAGGAACATTTAAATTTGTGGCCGATGCATTTGGCGTAAGTATAGAGACTGCGGTAAGAATATTTATAATATTAATAGTAATAGTATTTGATCCACTAGCTGTATGTTTAGTAATAGCTTATAATTCTTTATTAAAAGATAGAAAGGTCTTTGAGCCTAAAGAGCCTATTATTGTAGAAAAAATTATAGAAAAACCAGTAGAGAAAATAAAAACTATATTTAAAGAATTTAAAAGAGGAACTAAAAAAATACACAATAAAGAATTTGCCGACCCAAATCTACCAGAGAATAGTTAAATTATTTCTTTCTAATAACAAATTTATTTTTATTCTTTGATCCTATTTTTGATACATATTCCGAGGCTTTTTTATAACCTTCTTTAGACAATGGGAATACTCCATAAAGAAAATTATCATGTTTAGAATATACTGCGTAATATTTATTCTTACTCTTGCTTTTTGTTTTCAATATATTTTATTAATAAATCTTTAAATGTTTTCAAATGAAATAAATCCCAGCTTTCGCCAGTCAAAAGAGGATTTGCTTTTTTAAGCTCTGCGTCTTGCCACTCAAATTTTAGTATAATTTGATCCAGCATATTCAATAACTTTTTACCACTTGAATCCATAATATATTATATGTTTATATTGTAATTTGTAAAATTAATTTTTTTTAACTTTACTTTATAAAAATCAAATATTTCATACGCCAAGACATCTTTATGATATTCTTCAGAATAAAATACGTGCTTTATTCCATGAGCGCAAATATTAATAGCACAATTTGAACATGGAAGTAAACTAGAAGCTAATACATACGGCTCGTCATATCTAGATATACAAGCTAAGGCATTTACTTCTGCGTGAATAACATATTTCCTTCTCTCATCGCGATCCTGCCAAAATTTGCTAAAGATTTTTTGCTTCGACAATAATCCATTATATCCTATACTTAAAACTCTCCCTTCTTTATTAAGGATACACGCTCCAACTTTTTTATGTGGATCTTCCGATCTTTCTTTTACCACATTAGCTATATTAATAGCCATCTCTTCAAAAGATATTCTCATTCTAGATCGTTCTGCATTTTTCTTTGTAATCTAAAATTTTCATTTTCTTTTGCGCCGATAACAGCTTGTATTCTTGATCTCTCTATACATTCTTTCTTATTAAAGATTGATAAGTTTTTCTTTTGGTACTCTAACAATTTTATATGTTTGATATTTGAATCCACTTGAGCTTTGGAAACATGATAGTTTATTCCTCTAGTTAAACAGTCACTTTGCTGTGCATTAACTGATGAACCAAAATATACAAGAAATACGATTATAAGTATTATTGAATACTTGATAATATCTTTTACTTTAAGATTTTCCATGAGCAAATCCCTCGTACATATTATTAGCTGTGACTCTTACGGCTTTTATTTTTCCAGTCCAAATTCCACCTCTCATTTCTTCTATAGAAGAAAGCCCTAGATAACTCATAGCGCTTCTTAAGCCATTTGCAAAATCATAAACAACATCTTCGATAGATTTATTTTCAATAACAGGTATCAAAGTATTATCTCCTTCAACAAAGAGGTTTTTCTTCGAGCCGTCATATAGATCGTAATCTTCTACAACATCTCTACTAGCCATACCTCTATATTTAAAATATCTTTTTCCATTTTGTTCGATAATATTTTCTTCATCTGCAATATCAACCAAGCCAGCAAAGATTCTGCCACAAATTACCGCATCGGCTCCGCTGGCTATCGCTTTAACTAAATCTTTTGGATAACGTATTCCTCCATCAGCTAGAATACTTGGTCTATTCTCCTCTTTAGGATTTTCGTGTCTAAAATAATCTAAATTAGCTAATTGAAAATTCCTAACTGCTTTCCAAGCATATCCAAGTCCAGTAACACTAGGACAACCAATACCAGTCTTAACTTGAGTTAAACACATAGATCCAGGGCCAATTAGATGTCTAAATCCATCTGCTTTTAGATTGGCTAATCTATAAACACTTTCTTTTGTGAGAGTATTACCAACGATAATATCTTGTTTATAGTCCGACTGTTTATAATCAATTAGAAAATCTTCAACATTTGAGGATAATCCATTCGCCGTATCTAGAAAGAATACATCCGTTATATCTGATAGAGCATGCAATCTTTCTCTTGCATCTTTTAAACCCACGGCATTTATACAAAAATTACTATTATCCTTAATCCTTTTGGACTTCTTTAATTGTTCTTCAATAGACATAAACCTATGAAGGACTCCAGCACCACCAATTTGGTTAATTTTAATACATGATTTTACAGAAGATACTGTATCCATCGGCGATAAGATAATTGGGATATCAATATATTTATTTTTTGAAATTTTTGTAATTGTAGACACACTTTTTCTAGATTGAATATCTGAAAAGTTGGGTAATAGAGATATATCTTCGTATCCAATAGCTTCTTTAAACATAAAAGAAGTTTAACCTATGTTTAGGATATAGTCAATATCAATATTCCGCAATTATTTCTGCCTGCGTTTTTTCTAAACATTTAAACTTAATTCTTTCAACTTTTAATATTTCTTTCATAGCTAAAATTGTATGAGATTCTAATTTTTTAATATTCTCTACATAAAAATCTCTAGCTTGAATCATTCTTCTTTGCCTGTTACAACTACATCCACCAAAAGTATTTTCGTGTTGTTCTTTAAATCTTCTTAATTGAAATATCTTGGAATTTGATTCGTTCTCTTTTACGAAGAGAGCTAATTCTCCAAGATTATTAAATATGTGTTCTGATATATTTTCCATATAATAAAGATATTACTAAATATGTAAAGATTGATAAGACATAATTTATTCCTAATAATAGCATATTATTTGACAAAATGCAAGAGAATAAAGATAACCAAAAATTTAAACATAATGGACAAGAAAATAGTTTCGCTATAAAATTTGTTTTTAAAGATAAAAAATCAGAAAATTTTAAAAAATTATTTTTGTAGATATATGCCTCGTATTCATTAATTATTCTTATTTTTTTTATAATTCTAAATAATTTACTATATTCATATATGAAGTTTGTCTCAAAAAATACAATTAACAATAATGTTTGTATACCAATTAATAATAGATTATCCAATAACATAAAATGTTTTACCCATAAATAAAAATTCTATTTTTTTATTGTTAAATATATTTTTAAAATGCTCTATCTTTTTTTCATCGAGATAATCTTGTATTTTTAAATACATATTTTTTAACTCTTGAATATTATATTCTGATATTTTATCTGATTCAAGTTTTTTAATATCATTCATATTTTTCGTATATAATTCTAAATATTTTTTAAAAAATATATCTTCAAAATATATAATATTTTCTTTTAAAAAACTACCAAAATGCAATGGATCTTGAAATTTCATATTTTATTAATATGTCAAAAAGTTTTTACATTCAAAGCAGGCTTTATATAAATCAATCTGAAATGTTCCCTGCGCCATTGTTCCTTCAAATCCAGGTCCGCATGGACCTATAACATCAAATGTAGCAAAAGTTCCACACTCGTTATCTCCAACTTGTTTTATCTCGACTTCAATTTTGCACGATTCACATATATCAAAGTCCTTAATATTTTGTAATGATAATTCCCACTCTAGAGTTCTTTCATCAACTTTCGTACACTGGCATTCAGATTGCTCGCCAGTTTCAGGATTAATATAATATGCATCACATCTACCATTTATAGTACCTATATTCGTCTTTGTTTCTGTACCCTCACAATCAGTAACGATTACTGTTAATTCAAATACATCATCTTGAATTGCATTTACGTTAACATATTTAAATTTTAATTTACATCCTGACCCTGCGCATCTTGCTGAAAAGCAACCGCAGGGTTCATTTTCATCATTAAGATTTAAAATTTGTGGTTTATCAGCGCAATTAGACATATATTTTATTATATAATATTACAATTGGATTGACAAAGAAAAAAACATATAATAATATATACACTATGATTATAGGTCTTACTGGTGTTGCTAGATCTGGTAAAGATACGTTCTATGCTATACTTAATAAATATCTAAAAGAGAGACAAATAGAATCTGAGAGATTAGCTCTTGCAGATGCTTTAAAGAAAGAACTTCATGAATTTACGAAAGATAAATTTAAGATTGATTTATTTAAATGTGATGGTTCTGATAAAGAATTAGTTAGACCATTGATGGTAGCTTATGGTAAATGCAGAAGAGTACAGACCGAAGGTAAATATTGGACTTCTCTTTTAGAGGATAGGGTTAAGGGTTTAATTAAGAATAAAACAATTCCTATCATTACTGATATTAGATATATTGAATACAAGGATGATGAATATTCTTGGCTAAAATCTCATAATGGCATATTGGTGCATATATCCAGAAAATTAGATGATGGCTCACTTGTTCCTCCAGCTAATATAGAAGAAAAAGCTAATGATAATAAATTAAAAGCTGTTGCCGATTATTGTGTCGCTTGGGATACATGCCAAGATACAAATTTCTTATACGAATTAGTACAAAAACACTTAAAAAATATTTATGAACGAATCTCAACTAATTAAAAAAATAAAAAAGAATCACTGCTCAGATTCTGTAAAAGCCTTAGACGAGCTTCACGGAGGTCTGTGCGTTAAAATAATTAAGAAATATCTAGGGCAATTAAATGCTAAAAGTTATAGTATTGAGGATCTTGTCAGAGATAAGACTTATGTTGTCTATCAAGCCGCTTTATCTTTTGATCCTAAAAAGAAAATAAAATATTCTAGTTGGTTAGGTAATCAAATGAGATACTTTTGTTTAAATATTTTAAATAAAAATAAAAATAATCTTTGTCTTGATGATGAAAACATTAAATATCTAGTAGAGAAAAGACAAATTGAAGAAATGAATAATTTTGACCCATCTAAATTAGACTATATATTCGATATACTATCCAATATGAAAGATAAAAGGATAGAAAAGATATTTAAGATGAGATATTTTGATTCTAAAAAATTAAAAGCTTGGAATGAGATAGGTAGAAAATTGCATATAAGTACTCAGACCGCTATTAATATACATAATAAAGCTCTTGAATTTTTAAATAAAAAAATTACAAGTAAAAATTATTTTGACAAAATATAATAAACATAGTAATATATAAAAATATGAATAAAACAAACAATACAAATAATAATAAAAATCAAGAACTAGGCGCTCTCTGGAAAAAGAAGAGTAAAACTGGAATGTCATTCCTATCTGGATATATCAATGACCATGATGGTCAAAGAATTGATGTTGTAGTTTTTGCTAATGGAAATAAAAAGAACGAAAAAGCTCCAGATTACAGACTATATGTTTCTAAACCACTAGAAAATAAACAAGTTAAGACAGCTGTAAAAACTAATAACGTAAAGCAAGTACAACAAACTCAAGAGGATGAAGATGACATTCTATGAGTTTCACTTTAAACGTACCCGTTAATTCGGTAAGTTTTGGACAGGTATCAACACTCCTTTTAAGGGAGCTTTATAAAAAGAATAAAGATTTTACATTACTACCTATAGGTAATGCCTTAGATCTTTCATGTCAAGAAGATGATAGTAATTTCTTTTCTTATGTAAGAAATAAATCTTCTGATTTTTTAGCTAGAGTAAAAAGAGAAAATCCATGTTTTAAGTTATGGCATCTCAATGGCTCTCTTGAATCTTGTTCGAATAAAAGATATCTACTATCTTTCTACGAACTTGATGCTCCTACTAAAGAGGAAGTTAATATTGTAAAAAATTATGATAAAGTATTATTTACATCTAAATATACTGTAGATATTTTTAGAAATGCAGGGTGTACTAATATAGAATATCTACCTTTAGCTTTTGATAAATATAATTTTAGCAAGCTAGATAAAACGTATTTTAATGATGGTAGAATTATATTCAATCTAGTTGGTAAATTAGAAAAGAGAAAGCACCATAAAAAAGTTATACAAGCTTGGCTTAAGAAATATGGTAATCAAAAAGGATACCACTTACAATGTGCAATATATAATGGATTTCTAAAAGAGGAGGATAATAAAGCTCTTTTTAATTCTATACTAGAAGGTAAAAATTATTTTAATATTTCTTTCCTTGGACAAATGCCAAAGAATGTAATGTATAATGATTTCTTAAATAGTGGAAATATTATTATTGGTATGAGTGGTGGTGAAGGTTGGGGTTTACCAGAATTTCAATCAGTAGCTTTAGGTAAGCATGCTGTGATATTAAATGCCCATGCTTACAAAGATTGGGCTAATGAATCTAATTCAGTTCTAATTGAACCTAATGGCAAGATTGAAGCATATGATAATATGTTCTTCCATAAAGGTCAACCATTTAATCAAGGTAATATTTATGATTTCGATACAGATGATTTCATTCAAGGTTGCGAAAAAGCTATAGAAAGATATAGACTAAATAAAGTAAATAATAAAGGATTAGAATTACAATCATCTTTTAATTCGGAATTATTCGCAGATAGAGTCTTACAAATTATAGAAAAATAATATGCCGATTTATTTATATCAAAATCCAAAAACTAGAGAGATAAAAGAAATCATACAAAGTGTGCATGATTTACATGAATACTATGAAGATAATATTAAATGGAATAGAGTATTTACTGTACCAGAAGTAAATACGCAAGATAAACTAAGCGTAGATTCTAACGCTAAAGATTTTGATAGAATTACTGGTAAAAAGAAAGGCTCTATTGGGGACTTATGGGATCAAAGCAAAGAGTTATCAGAGAAGAGGAAAAAGATTTATGGTAAAGATCCTGTTAAAGAAAAATATTTCAAAGATTGGTCAAAAAAACGCAAAGGTAAGCTACACCCAAAAAGCAGTTCAGATTAAAATTGTTTATAACTTTTTAGTTTTTTCTTTCTTATAAACTAAAATCAATGTAATATTAGACTCACACTCACATCGAGTCTTATGAATATAAAAGTAAAAAAAAGAAATGGTATTACAGAAAAATTTGATATAGAAAAAATTCACAAAGTCATAAGTTGGGCAATACAAGATTTAAGTAATGTTAGCTTAACTGATGTAGAGATTAATGCTAAGATAAATATACACGAAGGTATTTCAACAAAAGAAATACATAAACTTCTAATTGAATCGGCAGCAAATTTAATTTCTGTAGAAAAACCAAATTATCAATATGTAGCTGGAAGACTATTAAATTATCAACTTAGAAAAGATGTCTGGAAAGGTAAGCATGCGCCAAGATTACTAGAATTCTTAAATCAAGGTTTGAAGAATAAAATATATGACCCAATTATTTTAGAGAAGTATGATGAAGATGAATTGAATAAAATGGGAGAATTTATTGATCACGAAAGAGATTATAATTTTACATATGCAGGAGTAAAACAATTATGCGATAAATATCTTATTAAAGATCGTGTCACTGGTAAGATATACGAGACTCCACAATTTGCATACATATTAATTGCAGCTTATGCTTTTATAAATTATTCGAAAGATACGAGACTAAACTATGTTAGAAAATTTTACGATGCAATAAGTAAACATAAGATTAATTTACCAACACCAGTAATGGCTGGAGTAAGAACACCAAGCAAGAATTATGCTAGTTGTTGTCTAATTGGAGTTGATGACAGCAGAGATAGTATAACAGCTAGTGCTACTGCTGTTAGTATGGCTACTGCCAGTAGATGCGGAATTGGGATTGATGTATCTAAAATTAGAGCTATCGGTTCACCAATTAAAAATGGTGAGGTTGTGCATACGGGATTAATTCCATTTTTAAAAATCTATGAAAGTAGTGTTAAAGCTTGGCAACAGAATGGCTTAAGAGGCGGGAGTGCAACTTGCAATATTCAATGGTGGCATTATGAAATAGAAGATATCGTAGTACTAAAGAATAATGCAGGTACAGACGATAATCGTGTTCGTAAATTAGATTATACAGTTGGCATGAGTAAATTATTTTATGATAGAGTTCTAAAAGATGAAGATATTACCCTATTCAATACTTCTGAAGTTCCAGAGCTATACGAAGCTTGGGGAACTAAAAACTTCGACAAAATCTATAAAGAATGTGAAGCTAAGAAATTAAAAATTAAAAAGAAAGTATCTGCTCGTAAATTATTTTCTCTCATTATTAAAGAAAGAGTTGAAACTGGTAGAATTTATATTCTTAATGTTGACCATGCTAATGATCACGGAGCTTGGCTTGATAAAGTTACAATGAGTAACTTATGCACTGAAGTTATCCATCCAACAATTCCATTAAATGATTATCACGATAAAAATGGTGAAATTGGCATGTGCATCCTTTCGGCAGTAAATATGCTAGAAATAAAAAGCTGGCAAGATCTTGAAAAGACTTGCGATCTTATCGTAAGATTTCTTGATGAAATCATTGAAATTCAAGATTACTTTAATATTGCTGCTGAAAATTTTGCTAAAAAACGTCGTAGTCTTGGGATAGGAATAACTAATCTAGCAGCTTATCTTGCTAAAAATGAATTAAAATATACATCTGATAAAACGCTTCCAATTCTTGATGAGTGGATGGAGCATTTTCAATATTATCTTTTAAAATCAAGTCTAGAGCTTGCTAAAGAAAAAGGTAAATGTGAAAAGTTTGATAGAACAAAGTATTCAAAGGGAATTTTACCTATTGATACTTATAAAGATAAAGTAAACGAATTATGTAAAAGAAAACTATCTCTTGATTGGGAAAAATTAAGAAAAGAGATTAAAGAATTTGGTTTAAGACATTCTACATTATCATCATGTATGCCATGTGAGAGTAGCTCTGTAATTCAATCCTCAACAAATGGCGTAGAACCTATTCGGAGTTTAATTACTTATAAGATGAGTAAAATGGGTAAATTACCAGTACTAGTTCCTGGGGTTGGTAAATATGATGATAACTATGAATTAGCATATGACTTCAAGGATAATTCTGGTTTATTAAAAATAAATGCTGTTATTCAAAAATACATTGACATGGCAATATCAACTAATGTATACTACAATTATTCTCATTATGAAAACAATGTTCTTCCAGACGCTAAAGTAATGAAAGAAATTATGCAAGCTTACTCTCTAGGTTTAATTAGTCTTTATTATAATAATACAGATGATGGAGATAAGGAGCAGCTAATGAATCAAAAAGAAGATCGCGATTGTTCCTCTGGAGCGTGTAAATTATAATCTATGAAAAGTGTTTTAAATTTAAAAAATATAGATCATACAAAACAACCATTATTTTTTGGAGAAGATCTTAATCTTCAAAGATATGATCGTTTTAAATATCCTATATTCTTTGAATTATTTAAAAAACAAGAAGAGTTCTTTTGGTGGCCACATGAAATAGCATTAAATAAAGATCGTAGCGATTATAAAGATCTAGCTGGTCAAGAAAGATTCGTATTTGATACTAATCTAAAATTTCAGACTCTTGGAGATAGTATGCTTTCAAGAAGTATTCATTCCTTAAAAGATTATGTAAGTAATCCAGAACTTGAGATATGTATGAATACTTGGCAAAGATTTGAAGGTATTCATAGTTATTCTTATTCATATCTTCTTAATAATGTTCATCCAGATGCAAGTAAATTCTTTGATAGCATTATGGAAGATAAAGAGATCGTATCTCGCGCAGAACTTATTAGGAATAATTTTGATAAAATCCTTGGCGATGATGATAAGAAAGACTTAAAACAAAAAATATTTGATTGTATCCTTTCCGTTAATGTAATGGAAGGTCTTGTATTTTATGTTTCATTTGCTTGTTCTTTCTATTTTGGATATCGTGGTAAAATGGAAGGTAATGCTAAGATCATTAAGTTTATTCAAAGAGACGAAGCTCTTCATTTTGCTACAACTCAAAATTTAATTAAGATTCTTAAAGAAGAAGATAAAGAAGGTTTTACTTCTATAGTCAAAAAGAGCGAAGATAAAGTATATGCATTTTATGAACAGGCTGCTAAAAATGAAATTGAATGGGCAGAGTATCTATTTAGTAAAGGCTCTCTATTAGGTTTAAATGCGGAGGTACTAGCTGGCTATTCCAAATGGCTTTGTGATGCTCGTTTGCGATCATTGGGATATAAGAAAATTTTTAATCAAAAAGATAATCCTATTGCTGGCTGGCTAGATAGTTATCTTGATAGTAGTAAAGTACAGGTTGCTCCACAAGAAACAGAGATATCAACATATAAGATTGGCGCAAGAAAAACTGATATATCTGATGATGATTTTGGAGATATGAAGCTATAATATAATACAAAAGTGTATTATATAGTGTGAGCGAGATTAAAAAGAAAAAGAAAGTAAATCAACTTACAATTAAAGAGTGCGAAGCAATCTTAACTAGATTAGCTGGACAAATAGAATGTAAGTACTATCAGCATGTTTTAAATCACTATAGGAAGCTTTTACCTTCTCACGCGATGGCTATTGAACTGTCCAATGTTCCAAACGATAATAGTGCAACTTTACCATAATTTATATAAAAAAATATAATCTATAAGTGTAAATATATGTGTGAATCTAGACATCACAACTGTATTTAATCTTGTTATAGGAGCCTTATCATTCTTAGGCGGATGGCTTTTTACTAGAGTATTCTCTATATCTGATCGTCAAGAGAAATTAATTAAAGATTTAAATGATAAAACATTCAGTGATTTTATAGCTTTAAGAAAAGAAGTAGAGATAGAAAGTCGTAAGCACCAACAAGAGATCGCAGATCTAGCTTTAAAAGTAAGTACTACTTACGTTACAAAAGAATCATTTGAAGCGTATTTTGATAGAATTGAAGCTAAACTTGATAGAAATTTTGAGACTATACAGAATTATTTGATGAATAAAAATAAAAATTAACTGTAATAGTTAATGTGACGGTTTCAGATAGAGATATAGATTTTTTTGCAAAAAAGCTAGGTTTATCACCAGAAAAGACTTTCTTACTGTTACAAGATCCAGATTGCCTTCCAGAAATATTAGATAAAGTATCAGAAGATAATATAGATGGAATAGTAGATATAAGTTTCCCAGTCTTTGCTGAATTAACTATAATAAAATATAGTAAAGATTTAGACTATTCGTTTGAAGAGAAGGAATATGTATCAGAGATGGTTGGTACAAAGTTTTACGATCTTATAGAATATCCACTTCAAAATAAATATTTTTTTACATTAGAACAGAATGAAGATACAGCTAAATCAGTCTTAGTATTTTTAGGGTTTTTTTATAAAAGTCTACATAGAACTAGAAGATGCTATCCATCAGAAAATATCTATTATAATATAGCAAAGAACGGATTCATTAATTCAGATAAAGAAGAGATATCTTATCATCTTAAAGATTGGATTAAAGTATTAAGAATCATACATAATGAAGTTTGGTATTAATACGATATCCTCAGATTATTTAACTTTTCTTTGATATCCAAAAGGGCTTTACCTTCAGATCTTATATATCTGAAGTTAAGTATTATCAACCCAACTTTTCTTTTGACTCCAAATTTATCACGATTTCAGCGATAAACGGGCCATCGCACTTATGGGTCAGAGGTAGCTTCGACCACTACATTCTGCGATGCCTATAGCTACATTCCCTTCAAAAGCCATATTATGTACAAAAGAAGGTTTTAATAGTTGTCAGCCCTTGGGACATTGCTATCTCAGGGATTGATAGTTGATTTTTTGACATCAACAAACTGCTCTAATTGGAAGCTATGTTTAATTATATTAGAATACATTTGCTTTTTTGTCAAAGTTTTTTTATAATATATAAGATGGAAGTAGTAAAAAATAAAGCTAGGTGGTCAGTTTACTCTCAAAAATGCGTTAAGCATTACAACATAGATAATAACAATATTTATGATGAGCCTAATGAATATCCCTGTATTGCAATACCTCAATTAATTTCAGATATAAATGGGGCTAGAATTAAATTTAATTTTGTTTATAAAAAAGATTGCCAAAAACTTTTAAAAGCTTTATAATGTGTAAAATAATATAAGTTCTTTCTCATTGGGCCAGATCTGGTTTCGATTTTAGGAATCGGAATTAGAATGCAAGTAGAGGTTTAGGTGGGTCTCTTTAAAAAGCCTTAAAAAGTATTAACTGCCAAAACAGCTAAATACAAAGGTCATATCTCTGCTAGAGTTTCTCTAGTTGAGGAGACCGTTTCTGTAGCCTAAGTTCTACAGCGTGATTACCATGACACATCTAATGGATAGTTGCGTATTTAGATGTCTTTATTTATAAAGTTTTTTTATTCTTTATAGGTTTAGTACTCAAAATAAAATCGCTGAGTATGTTTGTTCTTTATCTATACAAAGCTAAAAACAAAAAGAACTAAACTTGTAGTATTTTAATTTAAATTCTCTAAAAGACGGGGATTCGATTTCCCCCTGGTCCAAGTTTTATTGATTTATATTATATTTTTACTATAATATCTTTTAATGCTAAAAAGAAAATCTACAAAAATAAAAATAATCTGTGCTGAATGTCATAAAGAACACTTAAAACATAAGTCAGATTATTTAAGACAAATCAACAGAGGACAGTTAAATTTTTATTGCAGTAACAGATGCTCTTCAACCGCTAACTATAGAAAAAATCCAAAAAATCTAGATAAGAATAAAGGAAATATATCTTTTTTAAAAGAAAGTGGATATTGTCAGTTGGATGAATATAGCCCTTTTAAGTATCACGCGAGCAAAGCAAAAGCTAGAAGTAAAGCTAGAGGGAAAAAATTTAATATTAATATAAAATATTTAAAAGAAATTTGGGATAGTCAAAAAGGAATTTGTCCTTATACCGGAATTAAAATGGAAATATCTAGAACATGTCAAGATGAAGATATTAGAAAAACTCCTACAAAAGCAAGTCTTGATAGAATAGATCCAAATAAAGGATATATTATAGGTAATGTTGAATTCGTATGTTATTGTATTAATGTTATGAAAAATGACTTTACAAAAGAGGAAATGATAAAATTTATAAATCAAATAAAAAGTGTAAACAGTTAGATGAAAGATGGTGCAGAATATATCTATACTTTGATTATTGGGCTTATTATATTTGGCGTAGCTAAATTCTTATTAAGCTTATGAGTAAGCCAAAGTATGAAGTAGGTGATAGGGTAAGGTATAACTGCATCTACGTTAATGAGTATGTAATAGGTGAAATACTTAGTATACGACAAGCAAATTTGAATTGGGATTATAGTATTAGATATGAAGTGTTTGTTGATTTTAACTATGTTCAATGGGTAAAAGAGCAAGATATACTTGAAAAAGTAAAATAATAATATCATAATAATAAATACGCCAGAATAGCACAGCGGTAGTGCAGCGGTTTTGTAAACCGCAGGTCATCGGTTCGAATCCGATTTCTGGCTCATATTGTTTTTTAAGTGTAATATAGTCGAACTATATTTTAATAATGAGTACATCACAAAGAATATCAAATATTGAATTAGCAGTTAAGCAATGGGCAAGTGGCATAAATAACTTGGGCGTTGCTCAGGATGATCTAAATTATTTATCTGATAGTGTTTCAGTAAGTGGACTAGATCTAATAGTAAATACCTTTAATTCTTGGGCTGGAAACGGAGTTGATGTAAACCAAGACGATTTAAATTATGCAACGGATAGCGTATTATCAGTCCCAGAGAGAAGCTCAACAATATCAAATTATACACCAAGTGGATCAGATGGATTAGTGATAAAAGGTAATATCAATAGAAAAGAATTTTTTATACAAAATCTTATTCATTCTCCGTTGTATGTAAAATATGGTACATCTGCCTCAAATACAAGTTTTAATTACGTTTTATCTGGCAGTAATTTTACTCATTTCAGAGATTCTTTTTATACTGGTGATGTTAGTGTATATAGTAGCTCAACACCAAATTATATTAGTTGGGAAAGAAGTTAAATAAATCTAACTTCTAGATAATCTTCTCTTTCAATTATAGAAAAGCATTTAAATTCTATATTCTCTTTGGCATAATCAATAAATTGTATCCAACCTTCTTCATCTTTTGAAACATTATATATCTTTCTTGCATTATTCTGTCTTCTTATTTTTTTTTCTAATTCAAATATTTCCTGTTCAAATTCGTCATCTAATTCTTTCTTAAAGGCTTGAACCTCTGGTAATATAAGCAAACTATTTATTAAGTTAAAATCATCTTTATTTTTTATTTTTTCTTCTAAAAATATTATGACTCTAGATCTACATTGACAATCGACTAATTCTCTTGCAGAAGTTAAATCCTGTCTTATTTCTGGGTATGTTTCATATAAGATGTCGAATGGATTTTTCTCATTTAAGAAAAGACGAATATATTTCCGTACAATACTGACTTCTCGATTTATCACACTAAACCTATTATACATTTAGGCACTATAAAAATCAAATTATAGTGTATATTATTATAAGCCCTTATCGGGTGAATTCGGTAAAAACCCTATAAAAAAATAAAAGTTCTTTGAAATAAATAGGAAAATACCGAGCCAAGCTTAAATTGCGGTTTAAACAATTTAAGAAGGTGTAGAGACTAACTCTTGACCTACCGCAGGAATAATAGAGACACGAGCGCCCGATTTTATGATTTATCATAAAAAAGATATAGTCCGATCTTAATGGTAACATTAAGTTTTCTTATTAAAAAAAGAAATAAAACACAGTGTCAGTTTTCTAATCAAAATGATAACCTTTGAAGGCTCCTCGGGTGTGCAAGCCCAAGATCTCCTACTAGAGATCGGTATGCGGGAGTCAAAAGGACAGTCAAAGAACAGGTGAAGGAAACTAGGGTAAACATGAAGTATGGAATAACAGGCAGTTTAGATTTTAGTAAATTAAATCTATATAGAGCAAGCTTATCTGATAATTTTAAAAGATTTGCTAATGAAGATTTAATGTCCGAATCTATTCTTGATGCAAAGCAAGAAGCCGAGCAACAAGGTTTTATTAATAAGGGTATATCTAAAAAAAGTTTAAATTTTAAAAGAAATATAGAACAAACTAAAACCAAAAATTATTCTGGAATTTGGTATGAATCTGGATGGTATGAAAAAAGCCCTGTTCGAGGTATATTCTTTAATTATCCTCATTCAAGTATAATCTTTAAAAGAAATAGGCTTCCATATACGACCATAGATTCAACTGGAGTCTATATAGATAATATAATTTGGTCTGGAGAGCAAAAAGATTTTAATAATACAGCAAATGTAATTGGTGGATTTATTGATGAGAGTATAACCGTAGACTTTCAAAATCAAACTGGAGAAGTTCCAGATTTTCCATATAGAAATGTTTATGAGATTTTTGATCATAAGAATAAACAAGTAGGAGATCTTGGAGTAAATCTTTTTAAAGATAAATCTATCGCTTATAAGATTGGTGAAGAGATTGGATATAATGAGATATATTTCCAATCAGGATTAGATAAATCTAAAATTAATTCAGATACTAAAGTCTTAATCTTTCCTTCTACGAAAATAATAAAAAATAAAAATTTTACTACTGTAGATGAAAATAATAAAAGATTCTCTTTTACAGAAAAATTAAATGAGCCAAGATTTTTGACATTCTTTTATACAGGTAATTTAGATTTTACTCTTGTTCCTTTAAGTCAAACTCAACAAGCTATAACTGGCCAAAGCAATTTTGGATATGGACCAATATTACAATTAACAAATCCTAATTATGCACAATTTGCAAATGAAAATTATTCAATAAATCTAACAGGAATTTACCCAGAAACTTTTAATAGAACATTTTGTATTTACAATACAGGATCTGTATCTGTACTAGGTTTTGCTGCAATTAGAAAAGAATACAGCAATGCATTGAGATTAAAAAATGTAGAAAATATTTCTTCTCCTTATATCTATACAAATGAAGATATACATGGTGTAAAATCTGGAGAATTTATTAGATTATTTGACTTAACTTCTAACTCTAATGCAAATTATAATTTAGAGGTAGTAACTACAGGATTAAAAGATTCAGTAGATAGCATTAGCACGGTGTATGTTGATATATATAAAATTACAGGATACAAAAAAGTTGGTAAATCTAATGAAGAAGTAAATTTAATACAAAGTGAAAGCTCTGGATTACTTTATGATAAAAAATCTTTTCCTGTAAATATTTATTTAAAAAATAATCAAACGAAAATCATAACTGATGATTTTTATACAAATATTAGATCTGGCGTATATATAAATACATTACAAAAAACATCACCAATATTTTTTACATCATCTGGTTTTACAAATGTACAAAGAAAGATTTTAAATTTATCTTTATATAGCACGGGATCAAATATTAGAAGTGGTCCTGCAGCAGCAGATATTTATCAAAAAATAAATAAATTAGGACCCTATTCAAATACTGGAATATATAGTGGAATAAAATATATTTATCCTATATTTTCTGGAGAAGCATATTTTTATGCTAATTCTAATTCCCCATGGATTAATATTATAAATCCTAATCAGAATTTTAGATATGTAACTGGATTTTCTGGTAATTTTATAAATAATATCTTTAATCCAATATACGGAGCATTAACTCAAGATTTAGTTTTTGAAATTAATACCAAAAATCTTTTACCAAATTATCAAAATACTGGAGCCTCTAATTTCTTAGTAACAATATCTGGAAATAAATATTTATTTAATAATTTAGAAAATATTGATCATTTAATTGCCGAGAATAAAAATTACAGATTCTTTACAACTGGATGGCAGCATTTTAATATTGTTAATAAACCAGTAAAGACTTATAATCCAGAATATAATAATAATATTTCTCAAAAATATAAATTGTTAGAAGTATCTGCAACTCTAAATAATAGCTCCACATATAAACCAATTAGTGGAGTTGCTAATACTAATATAGTATGGTCAGGAATTTATGGAACAGGATCTTTTAAAATTCAAGAAAGAAAAAAGATTAATTACTATAGTGGAGATAATAGTAATGAATGGTTTATATTTTCCATACAACCAGATTGGGAAGTAAAAACTTCTTATCTTCAAACATCTGGAGAAATGGCATCTTTAATTACCAATAATTATACAGGTGTAAGATACGCAGCATTAAATTCTGTAAGATTTTATAAAGAATTATTAAATATCCAAATATTAAATGAAAAAGATACACCATTTCCACAAAATCCTTGTAATAGTGGTATAAATAAATTTTGGCGTATAAAAGATGAAAATACAACAGGTTGCTATTCTGATAGTCAAGCGTTAGACATACTTTCTAAACAATATAATTCTGCAATTACAAATCCAGTATTACAATTAGAAACTGGAAAAAACTATCACTTTTTAAGAGTGACAGAGACACAATTAGAGATTACGGGAACAAGTTTATACTTCGAAGAAAATACTTTGCCAGAAGGAACAGGAATATATACGCCAGTTTATTTTAATAATTTTAGAAGAATAACTAATCTAAATAATCCAAATTTCGCTACAGGATTCTTTAACGGATCAGGCAAGTTCTTTGAATATATAAATTTTTATGTTCCATCTAGTTTAGTTGGCGCAAGAGTCTTTAATTATCAAGCTTCTGGTTATAATGGAATATCAAGTAGATTTCAAATTATAGATGCAAATTATTCTCAGGAGATAAATACAGATAGTTCTAGATACTATCAAAATTTAACAAAACCAATATTTAGTGGTAACATAGAGATCTATAATTCAGATATAGATAAAAATAAAATTATATTGCCTGTAGTTCTATCTGGTGTAAATAATATAGACTACATAAACTTTTAATATGAACTCTTTAGAAGAAATACTTAAGGCTCTAGCAAAATACGTTGCATATAAACATATAAATATAAATGCAAGAATAAGGTAAAAACTATGGCTGGACCAAGTTATGATCAGAGGATAGAATGGCAAAGAAAAAGACCTGACGAATGCGGAGGAATAAGAGCAGATTGTTCTAGAAGTAGCGGTGGGCGACCACCATGTAAAAGTGACGAAACAGAACAGGAGAATGGACCTATCGCTTGCGGAACAGGTAAAGAGTTTGGTACGCCATGCACGAAATATTGTAATAGTTTTATATGTGTGCCTAGATGTCCAAAGTAATATATCCCAAAAGGGATATGCTAGTGTAATTCTAGCTTTTATTTATTATTTAGTGTAATCAATTCGCAATGCCAGAACATTTTTTTACTACCCCAGACTCATCAGAAAAACGCATAGGTTTAGTTTATAGTAGCGATAACGAAAATTATCAACCTTTAGATTTTAGTAAAATAGATGACATTGAATCTCTTTTAAGAAATTCTTCAAGTGCAACAAATATTGACGCATTTGGTAGACTAAGAGTATCTGAGCCTTTTACTCTTGGGGACTATTCTCATGTTTATGGTGAAGAAACAGAACTCCTCACTAAAACTAGTGGAACAAATTCAAAGATTACTTTTAATATTTTAAAAGCCGAAGCACAATTGCAGGTTGGTACTGGACAGAGTGATTTTACAATTCATCAAAGTAGAATGTATCATCACTACATGCCAGGAAAAAGTCAAGTAACTTTACAGAGCTTTAATTTTAGTGGAGTAAGAGTTGGTACAAATAAAAGAGTAGGACTTTTTGATGATAAAAATGGTATATACTTTATGCAAAGTGGGGATGGAAGTTTACATATGGTATTAAGAAATAATATTTCTGGTGTTGTATATGACGAAATGGTATATCAAAATAATTGGAATACTGATGTATGTAATGGCAGTGGATTTTCTCAATTTAATTTAGATCCAACAAAAACGCAATTATTTTGGTCAGATTATGAATGGCTTGGAGTAGGTAGAGTTAGAGTTGGATTCATAAATGAAGGAGGATTTGTAACTGCACATCAATTCTATAATAGTAATCTTAAAGATTCAGTATATCTAAGTAACCCAAATCTTCCTGTTCGTTGCGATATTAGGAATTACAGTAGTACAACTGGTGTAGATTGTATGCAACAAATATGTGCTACAGTTTTTAGTGAGGGAGGATATAGTGAAGCAGGAGTAGATTTTGGAGCGAAAACAACTGGATTTAGAAGCATTGATGTGCAAGCTTCATTGCCAGTGATGGCAATTAGATTGAAAACAGGATACTATGGTCAACCAAATAGAAGTGTTGTTAGATTAGGTTCTTTAGAATTTTTTAGTTCAGCTCAACCATGCTCTTATGATATTGCAAGGCTCCCAAGTGGAGCTTCATTAATCGGTGGATCTTGGGTAAGCGTAGGGGATGATAGTGTTGTAGAATATAATGTAAATGCTACAGGTTTTAGTCTATCTGGAGCAAATATAATCGATGTGGGATTTGTTCAATCAAATAGCGTTGGAGTTGGTAATGCAAGTGCAGCAACAAGCAGTATAGCAAGTGCATCAACCGCAAAACGTAGTTATTTAAGTCAAAATATAGATAGTAATGATAGTAATATCTTCTGTGTTATAATGAAAAATTATTCTGCAGGAGGCGGTTCTACAGCAACAAATGCTTTTGTTGGAATGCAATGGCGCGAAACTAGATAATTTTTTAATATTTTTTTATTTTATAGTGTAATATTAGATAATATGTCTAATCTTATAACAGAAAATCAAAACGAAAAAAGAATCTCTCTAGTATATAATAGTGATATTACAGGGTTTCAAGCTCTTGACTTTAGTAAAATCGATGGAATAGAAGCTCTTTTAAATTCCTTTACTGTTACTGGGGCTAATATTCCTTCTGGAATAACAGTTTACCAAGCCAATTTAGATAAAAATCTTGATAATGTCTCAACTTCTCCTATTCAAAGTTCTTCAATATCTAATAGTACAGCAAGTGGATCTAATGGCATAATTCTACCCGCTAATGAAAATCGCTTAGAATTGTTTGTTCAAAATCTTGCTACTGGCGCTCTTTATGTAAAATATGGAACAAATGCAAGTAGTTCTTCATTTAATTTTGTATTAGCCGCAAACACAGCTTCTAATGCTGGTGATGGCGGAAGTCTTTCTGATCAAGCTTATACTGGCGTAGTTAGTGTTTCTGGAGCAACCCCAAACTATATTAGCTGGGAAAGAAGTTAATGGAGCCAGAACATGGCTCGCGCTAGTAAAAGATCGTTTGTTAATAGAATAGTTTCAAAAGTAACTGAAATTAAAAATATTCTTGCAGAAGTTACTACTTTAACAACGGAGAAAACTAATCTACAATCAGATCCAGTAACTAATGCTCAAGCCATAACAGAAAAAACACAAATAATAGAAGCAAAAACAAAAAAAATAGAAAATAAAGTTAAAAGATCAGAAGTAAAAGTAAATGCTATTACTAAAACTATAGTAGAACAAAAAGTATTAGCAACTCTAACTGGAGCATCAGATGAAAACTATGAACCAGTAAGTTTATCAAGTAATAAGTCAATTTCTTTTGATGGTTCAACATATTATAACCTCAATGATCAATATATATCATTTCAAAATGCTGTAGGTTATATTTTTGGCGTTAATGTAACATCAGCTTATTTTAGTCCAAGATTTGTGGTTTTTAAAGGTCAAAGTGCGATAGATATTTTAAGAAATTCTCAAATAGAAAATACCACAGACTCAAGAGGATACTATAGATTTAATAATCCTTCGGATACAAGTTTTGGTGGACAATTTAGAGAAAATTACCTTAAATACAAAAGAAACGATATCTGGATTCTTTACGACAATTTAAATGATATAGTTTATTATAATAACTATACTGGAAATAATTTTATTCCAACTAAAAAATGGTATCGAGCAGATATTTTATATAAAACACCAATAGAATTAAAAATACAAGACGTAGATTCAACAGAAAGTTCTGGTAGCGAGTCAGGCTCGGGATCAAGCGGTGGATCAGATGGAGCAGTAGGAATAAATGTTCTTGATTATATAACAGAAGATGCTGATAAAATCATCTGGAATTATGTAGAAAATACATTTGAACCATTTGGTAATTATCTTCTAAAGACAACAATTGATAGACCATTAATTTCAACAGAAATTCAAAATATAGTTAATTTTGGAGGGAACAATTATTTTATTATTTTTCCACCAAGTGGAATAGTTGGACAAGGCGGAGCTTCCTCTATTTTAAATCCAAGATATCTTAAACTACAACCATATTCTATTAATTCTAGTACATCTATAAGTTTAGATAGAGATTATAATATATCTTCTCCTGGAAGCTCCCCAGATTTTATTTCTGTTGCTGAAACTAATAATAACTCTGACGCAGAGATAGCAGCAATTCAAAAATATAACGATCAAACTGGATTTTATTTTTATACAGCAAATTATAAATCTAGTAGAGTCCCTAAGAAACTTTTAAACGCACCATATCCTTATTATTATGAAATATATGACGACGGTAGAATTTATAGAATTCAAGGAAATAATTCGTCTAGCCCACTAAGACTTTCTAATTACGACACATTAAATAACTTAACAGGTATTAATGATAGTTATTATGAATTTAGTCTATATGCTACTGGAGCATACAATATGTTTGCACATAGTCCCAAATGGCCAGTTATTCTAAAACAAGACAATAAGATCGAAATTCAATATAGTCTCGGCGGAAGACAAGAACACGAAATCCCAAATTCATTAACAAAAGAGAATATTAATAATATCGTTCTTTATGATGATACATATCCATCAAGCGCAGTAATTTATATTTTAGATAATTCTGGTAATCTTTATTGTAGCAATACATTAAACAATAATCCTCCTTCTTGGATTCTTAGAGATACAGGAGTTAGACAAATTACATTTAACAGCATTTGGGTTTTCG